CAGTTGACAAACACTCTAACAGGGGTTGTCAGTAGAGATGCAAGATGCCGGGCAAGATGCCCGAGAAGGAGAAACACGATGAAAATGATCGCTAGAGATCAGGAGTATTTTACAAAAAAATTCGGTGCTGCAATGGACTTCATCTCAGATGCTGAATTGAGGATGAAATGTTGCGTCCTCGCAACGAAGGATCGAGACAAATTTGAAAACAGACGGCTCGGAGAACTCCTCCACACTCCTGCATGTTCCGAAAAATGGTTCCGCAATCAAATAGCATCCAACATGAGTATCCCCCCTGGAGAACTGGACGCTCTAGCCGCCGACCTCGCCCCTCCCGAGATTGGAGAATTTATCCATATTTTTAACGGGGACATCGACGGATGCGTATACGCCATCGAGAAACTAAAGGATGGCCCCATCGGTTCTATCCGCGTCACCCTGGAGACAGAACCCGATCAGCCCTGCGAAGACATGAAAACCTACTCTGTTTTACACGATCAGTACTGTATAGTCTAAACAACCCCACACAACATCGAAATGCCCTCTCCGTCGCCCGACAGCACCCACGCACGAGTGATCCATCCCAGCAAAAAACAGCGCCTCCTGTGGCCTCTGTGGAGATGTTTCCAAAATAGAAATAGCTGGCCTGCCCGGACTTGAACCGGGGCATCTCACGATGTAGGAAACCGTGGCTCTAATCCATCTGAGCTACAGGCCAATAGTTGCAGGAATGGGACTCGAACCCACGACAGACCAAGGTTATGAGCCTTGCGTTCTTCCAACTGAACTACCCTGCAATGGCCGAGGCGGAGGGAATCGAACCCACGTTTGCAGCTCCTAGCTACGCTTGCCCGGTTAGAAGCCGGGTGCGGCTACGCCCCGTTGGTCTAGGTGGAGGGATTCGAACCCCCGATCTCTGCGACCCAAACGCAGCGCCATACCAGACTTGGCAACACCTAGATGTTTGTCGAGGAGACTGGAATCGAACCAGCTTGGTCTCGGTCCCGAACCGAGCGGGTCATCCAATGCCCTACTCCTCGTTTTTAATAGGGGCAGAGGGATTTGAACCCCCGCGCTCGGGGTGTAGGCCCGAAGCTCTTCCATCTGAGCTATGCCCCCGTGTTGGCCCGCTCGGGTTCGAACCGAGTCCGCCCCGTTATGAGCGGGGTGCGCTTCCAGTTGCGCCACAGGCCAGTCAGCGAGGGCAGTAGGATTCGAACCTACAATCTCCGAGTTCGTAGCCCGGTGCCTTGATCCATTTGGCCATGCCCTCATCTGCTGATCCGGCAGGAATCGAACCTGCACTTCACCGTCCGGAGCGGCGCGTCGTGTCCATTTGACTACGGATCATCTCGTGGATCCACGGGGAGTCGAACCCCGATTTCTGCCTTGCAAGGGCAGAGTCTTCCCATTGGACGATGGACCCATCTTCAAAAGAGGCGACGGGACTTGAACCCGCAATCTTCAGATCCAAAATCTGACGGCTTGATCCGATTTGCCTACGCCTCTGGAGCCTCCGACCGGGATCGAACCGGTGTCTCCGCGTTGGTAACGCAGCGCACTGGCCGCTGTGCTACGGAGGCAAAGGATCGGGAGAGAATTGAACTCTCGACAACAGAATTAAAAGTTCTGCGTTCTACCACTGAACTACCGATCCAGATAGCCTACGGAGGGAATCGAACCCCCGACATCCAGATTACAAATCTGGCGTTCTTCCATCTGAACTACGTAGGCATCAGAGCCCCTGGCGAGGCTCGAACTCGCTTCTCCGTGTTGGAAGCCCGATACATCACCACTTATGCTTCAGGGGCATTCGAGGGCCGGGTGAGATTCGAACTCACGAGTGGATTTCTCCGGCGGGTTAACAGCCCGCTGCCTTCGACCACTAGGCTACCGACCCATTTGACCCGACCGGGGCTCGAACCCGGACTCTCCAAATTGAAAGTCTGGTGGCTTGCCAATTCGCCTACCGGGCCATCCGAAGGAAACGACACCTTTTGGGGTTATGTTGGAAAATTACGCGAAAGAAGGAATCCGCAAAGGAGCCGTCCCCGGATCTAGAAATGGGGAATTCAAATTGTCAAAGAGCGAAGTCGATCCTTGGGGTTTTTGCCCCTGGGACGCCTGTTTGTTCTTTGCAATTTGGTTCAGACGTCCCATGGTCTTATGGCCTCCCCGCTTCCACGGCGACCGGGCGTGGATTAGCCCGACGACCACCAGCAGGCTGGCGCGTCTTTATCGCTGTGGTTGTAGTTCTTGCCGTTTCCATGTTCGCCTCTCCTCGTCGGAGTGTTAATATGCGGGGATCATAACTCTCCCCGATCCCAATTGCAAGCTTTTCTACATTCATTACAATTAGTTCTTTTCCCAGTCCTAGTACGGCCATCTTTTCTCGCCCCAAAAAGATCCAATGGACGGAATCTTTGACAGACATAACACCACGACATTCCCTCTGGAATATCACGCTTCAAATATCCATTCATTCTTCTTCCTGCTTTATTGCACTTTCGATGCGAAAAAGAAATATTACCCAAATCCCAGAACAAGCCAACATCAACATCGAGCCAATCCCTTTTATGATCAACACTAAGGTCCTGATAAGTTTCAATCTTCTCCCCACAGCGATAACAAACATCTTCACCAAGACGCTGAAGAAGCCGAAGCATCAACATCTTCTTCAGTCGACCAGATGCCGTACCCATCGGCATTCCGAGCTGATCTGCCTTCTTTTGATTGGAATACCCACTCATACAACGGGACCGAAGAGAATCGAACTCTCACCAGCTGGCTCGACAGGCCAGTGTCATACCATTAGACCACAATCCCAAACGACAACCATATTAATCACCGCATCACAGTTTGTCAACTACTTTCTGCGAACTCAAGTTCGCTCGCAGATCTCCAGCAGTCGATCGGCGAGCACCACGAGGCGTGCATCCTCGGTGAATCTTTTCGATCGCGTCTTGGCCACGATCTTAAACTTCCCGGACGGGATCTTCTTGGAGGAGACATGGACGATCAGCTCATCACCGGAACCCTGGACGTCCCGCGCCAGCGGCATCAGGATCTGAGGGTCGAGCCCATACCCAGGAAGTGGCACCGGAGCAAGCGCCACATCCCTCGGACTGAAAACCTTGGACACGATCACCCATGCGGAGTCCCCGGCGCGTCCACCGATGCCAGATCTGAATGCCTTCGCCAGCTCGTAGTCGCTGGTCCACGAACTGTACTTCCGCACATCAAGGGCACCCCCCCGGATCAAGTCCCGAGCCTGGTCCCCGTGTATTCCGCGATAGAGCTTGATGCGCGTCCCGTATTTTTTCTTGACCGCCTGCTGGACCTTCTCAGAGAACGACTCCCAGTCCCTGTGCTTCGAGGCATTGATCCCGCTGCTGGATCCCTTCCAGTTTTTCACCTGAAAATCGAGCAGCTTGTGAAACTGCTGAGAGGACCTGGACGAGATGTCGTCGGCTGCATCCCGAACGTCTCCGCCCCAGTCGAGACCGAATATCGGGTGGTCGAACACAGCGAGGTGCTTCTTCGCTACTGCGTCCACCTTGGTCGTGGCGACCCCGACGGTCCCGGGAGACCCAGCATGCGTCCCTGTTCCAACTCCGGTCTGGTTCACAGCGTTCTCCATCGCCAACTCGAACTCAGCCTCGACCGACGATCGACTCTTGCCCCTCACGATGATGTCGAGACTGATCCCGCTGGATACCGAGAAGTAGAGCGCGTAGTACATGGATCCCCGCTTGACCAGGAAAAACTCCTGCTTGTCGAATCCGTCGAGCCTCACGAAGCGGAGTATCTTGGGCGTCTCGGCACTCGACTTCTCGATCAGGTTTCTCATCACCAGCACTCACAGTTGGTCGCGGTGCAGTCACAAGCCGACGTGGTCGATGTGTACTGGATATTCGAATAGCATCCGCAGGTTCGCGAGATACATCCGCAGGTCCTCGCAGTTGTCGTCTGCTGTATAATCTGTGGTGGTTTCGGGGGCTCGATCGGAAGTGGTTTTTTCGCACCATAGGGTCGATCACGAGAGATAACTTTCGTCCTGACTTTTTGATTCGTCCGTTTTTTTAACGTGTTCGACTTCTTAAGCGGAGACTGATCCAGGGACTGCACATTACGGAGATCATCCAGGACTTTGTAACGAGGACGCAATCTTTTACCCTTAAGGCAGGACGTAGATGGTCTTGAATCCCCACTTCTTGGCGTGGGTCTTCGCTTTCTTTACAGCCTCTTTCCACGTGCCGGAAAAATTCACCATCTGATCCACAGGAGGATCCTTTTGGTCCATACCAAAAAACCAACCAGACGGATCCTTTGTCGGATTCCATTTGCCATGGGATCTCTCCCACTCTTTTGTGTTTACCTTCACAGCCTCATCCAGCTGCTCGCGCCCTCGCTCCTTCATTCTCTCAACCAAATTCCTCATCACTTATACTCCTCGTATTGACCAACACATTATTTGATCGTCCCATCCTTCATTGATAAATGGTAGACTGAGAGACACAACAAGATGCAGCTATTTCCTCCTGAGACCAGCCAGAATCATACTTAGACTGGAGCCAATCCTTGTCGTGATAAAGCCTGCCCATAACTACCCGATTCCGCCTCCTCAGACCGTTGCAATAGCCTTCTTAGTATCTCTTTTTGCCTGACCAGGAAGGGATCCGGCGAGGGATGCGTCATGCTGCGCCAGTGTCATCACCAGGGCATTCTTGACCGCGTTCGCCAGGTCGTCCTCAATGAACGCCCTCTTGGCGACGTACTTCTCGGAACCCTTCATCAATTTCTGAAACTGCGGAGCCTGGACCATCGCCTTCACCATGCGGTTAATCAGGGATTCTCCAATCGCCTCGGCCAACGCCTCCATGTCTACAGCCTCGTCCGCCGGACCTGCTGCACCACCACTCTTAAGGCTCTTGAGAACAGCTGTCAACATCTGCTTGGCGGAGATGAGCGACGCGTGGTCGACAGTACCACCCTGGCCAATGATGAACGCAGTGATAATCGGCGTAATGAAAGAATAAAGAACCCCTTCGCTCCAATTGTTGGGATCGAGGCCGAGCTTCATCAACTCCTTGTTCCACTTCGCCTCGTTCGTCACCATCTTGGCAGCCTTTAAAATCTTATTTATTCCTACTGCCTTCGCCCCCTCCTCGATATCCTCGGGCTCCGGATTGGATTCCTCCGCCTTCTTGGATTCTTCAAGTTGAGCCTTCTCATCCACGCTCAAACAATCCTCTTTTACGAACGCTTCGATCCCTTCTATTAGCCCCTTAAAATTTCTCATAACACTCACCTTTCGTCGCTCAGCTTAGTCGTTCAATACTCTTGATTGGGACCTTGCCCTGACCCACAATCTGATAATCTCGCACGCGCCCAGCCTTGAGCGTCTGAACGAGGTACTTACTATCTACCACAATCTTCCAGAGATCGCGACCTTCTGTGCTGCCTAAATCACTGCCGAACCCCTGTGCCCGATCTGCATTGTTCGTCACGAAAATACCAGACGGAACATTTTTTGTTCCATCGTAAATACCACGATCCTTCTTTGGCCTCGCCGTGAACACCTTCGTCGGCTTCCCAGACTTGTTCGCGCTCCCCGGGTTCCTGATCTCGTTCACCAGCTTGAAGTAGGCGATCTCCAGTTCTTCATCGTGGAAAAAATCTGCGTCTCCAGCTTCCAGCACGTCATCGACCTCGCGTGGGCCGAAGTAGCTAAACCCAGGAGCACCGCGCCCAGGCTTGCTGCCCTTGAACAGCTTCACATATGCATGCTTCACAGGCTCGAACATGTTGTCTTTGCTGTAGTCCGGATAGATCTGAATCCCAACGTCGAGATCTAGCTTGGAGAGGATGCGCCCGAGACCACTCCCGAGCTTGTGCATGTTCTTCATAGATTTCGGAAACAGCGTCCTGGCCTCCTTGTCAGGATCGAAATCGGCCTTCCCGTTCCGACGCACCGCCCAGTCGTATAAATCCTGCATCTCGTCCTTCAGTGCTTCCTCGTACTTGTCCATATCGATGATGACACGACCAGAAGATTCCAACAGAACGAACCCAAGTTCGTCAGTGAGCCTACGTAATATCATTTCACCCTATATCCAGCCTTCTTCAGTGTGTGAATTGCTTTGAAAATATCCTCATCAGACTTCATCTGGCCTCTTTTGAGAATAACCATGTCATATGAAGAAAATGGAGATTCTGAGACAAAACCACCCAATCTTTCCATCAACTCTCGCATGATCATCCACCCCTCTTCTTTGCCAACTTGGCCGTGGCCATCGCCAGAGACTGCTCGGCGGCCTTGAACGCCTTCGGGTCGTCGTCCTTGAGCGCCTTCTGCATCTTCTTCAGCGCGCCACCCAGCTTCCGACCACCTTTGTTCCGGCTGGCCTTCAGCATCATTGCCTCGACACTGTCCAGTGTTTTTTTGTTATCCGGGATCTTGGTCTTGCCAGTCTTCTTGTTTTTTTTTGTGCCCCCAGAACCACCAGACGCCCTTCCAGTGCCTTTTTTGGCTTTCTTGGGCTTGACATCCCTGGCCGACGCCTTAGCGCCACCACCGCCTCCTAGTGCCCCGGAAATCTTGCTCATGATCGCGCCAAGGATGCCCTTCTTCTTTTTCTTGGGAGTTGCCGATCCACCACTTTTATTGGTTGACTTCGACTCTTTCTTCTTGCCACCGGGAATCTTGGGAGTCGAGCCCGAACCGTCGCTCGGGAAGAAATACCGCTTCCCGCGAATAGTCCTCCACACGCCGATCTTACCAGTGGAATTAATCTTCCAGAAACCATCACCAACTGCGGTTGTGTAAGCCTCACCAAGCTGCCCTACGTAGAGCATTCCGACCTGACCGTAGTTGTCGTTATCAACCTTTTTCTTCTTGCGGGGCCTGATCTCGTCGACCTTGTACATTCGCGCCTTGCCGTATGGCCACGGACGAGTTCCACCTCCAGTCACCGCAAACGGCTGAGGAGTTCCAGCAATATTGCCAGACGTAGTCGTCATGTTACCTCCCAGCTCTCACGCCCATCCCGACTGCAAGATTTGTGGCGTCCCGCTTGATCTGATTGAGCTTAACCATGAGATCATCGATCTCACTAGCTTCACCTTTGTTGGCCTTGCCCCACTTCGAAGTCGGAATCGCCTTGAGTGCCTTAACTGCCGATCCAGTGCCCGAAATAACTGTCTTCAACGCACTGTAGACTTTCTTGTCGTCGAAACTGGCCTCTTCCAAATTATCACCTTTTACGTACTTCATCTTTTCGAGCAAATCACGCATATCATCTCCTGCTATGGTTTCGTCGGGGCAGGGCCAATGCCCCGCTTGATTTCCCTGAATCCGTTTTCATTATTGTCACAAAAATAATCGATCAGAGACTTTGAACCATGAATTCTCATCACAGCCCACCCCTTCTGCCAGTGTTTACCTGCGTCCGATTTCTTTACATTCCTAACGTGCAGACCAGCACCCTGGGCAAAACGCTGGGTGTTCACGTAATTAGCCGTCTTACCAAATGCCCAAGCGAGACCAGCATATTCTTCCTCTATGCGCTCGATAATCCTACGCATCCGCAACTACCTCCGGACGCAAAACAACACAGGCTCCATTTCTCGTCTTCACCGTCTCGACAGACTCTACACCTCTGGCACCATCAAATCGACGCGCAACTTGACCTCCGACCGACATGGCATGGCGTCCCTCCATGATCATCAACAAGGAAACACCAGACTTTGTCTTGGCCTCAAACACGGTCTTGGAAACTTCACGACCTTTGATCGCCCGCTCCCCAGCCGTTTTCATCGACCGGAACAGGCGCTCTTCGGCAACAGTCAAGTCGTTCTGACGATGCTTTTGTGGTACGCCAGAAATGAAATCGTGGAGTTTGGTCGTAAGTTTTTCCATCAACCTTCCTTCCATTTCCAATACGCTGATTCGCTTCCAAAGAAACGCTCTGTGTCGCTACCGCCAAATTCGGGATCAAATTCCTCATAATCCGGCATCTGTTTCTTTAACTCCTTCATCACTGTCTTGATAAGGGGCCACAAGTTCTTGCTCGGATCAAACGGCTTCTTTTTACGCTCCCATTGAGCCTCGATGTTGATTCCATCCTTTGGAGGCTCCGGAGACATCATCACACCGTCATCCCTGGCCTCTGGATCGAAACGGTCAACCATCACACTGCAAACCACACCCTCACCATCCCCATATGGGTAGCACGAGATAGCGAAGTCCGCGCTGGCAAGATCGACCGTCGTGTTCATCGGCTTGCCTCGTTGACCAGCCTCGTAGTCAGGCTCGATCATGCCGTCCCCGATGCCAATCGGATACCCATACTTGGCCTCCAACTGACTCTCCATTATCGCCTCGCCAAACTTGTCAAGAACCTGCTTGTCTAACGCCAGTGCTTCTGTGATATCCCACGGCCTCGGAAGCATGCGAGGAATCTCAGAAACTCTCGCCCTCATGGCAGCGCCGATCTGCTTGGCCAACATTTTGTCAGCATCGCTCGCGCGCTTGCGAGTACGACGTTTCCGAACCTTCTTCGCCCTGCCCTCCGAGATAAATCGGCCCAAATTATCAATAAGATGTTTCATTGTTTCACGCCAACTTCCATGGGTTTTGTCCGCACACATAAAATGCTCATCTTATTTTTCCAAATGACGAGCGTCTTCGTTTTTCTCGACCAGACCACCGTAGAGCGCATTGATGCCCATTGCAATGTGTTCCGGATGGATATCGAACACTTTAGACTTGTCCTCGATCTCCACCGGTTTGCTAATACCCACCGACATCGATCCGCGCTTCCAGAACTCCCACTTGTCACCCTTGCGAGAAACAACAATATCAATCTGCCAATTATCCCCGGCCAGCCGAACTCCACCGATCGACCCTCCACCACCCATTGGCGGCATATGGGTGATCTCCACCTTGAGACCCTTCTGATTCTGTCGCAGGTACTTTTTAGTCACCACAGCTACGTTGCCCAGAAAGGCCTTCTCCGCAGCCTTGATCTTGTCGTTAATAGAGACGGTAGCTTCGGCAAGCGCCTGAGCCTCCTCGTCCAACTGCTGATCGTCCTGAGAGTACGACTCCACCAAAGGTGTCATCCCGGCTAGATAGCGCATCTCACTCATGAATTTATCTTTTGACATCACACACTCTCCCAGGGCATACCCTTGCTATACTGTCGGGATCATCTCTCCGAATAGGTAGACGTTTGCCAGCGAACCAGCGGTTCCTGTCGTGTCAGCTTTTGTCACTTTGACGAAAACTTCAGCATTGCCACCCATCGCCGCCTTCTTGACCGCGCTCAGATCGACAACCAACTTGTCGTTCAAGGTCGTCACCGCGATGACAGTCGCCGCCAGGATCTCGGTTCCGCCAGTGGTAATCCCGATAGTGATCTCGCCGTCGCCAGCCAATGTTCCGCCAACGCCAGTGCAGTGAACAACAGCTGTAACTGGGACAAACTGCTTCGTCGCCACACCACCGATTTCCTTCGACTGCTCGTCGTTCAGCGTCACGATGTCTAAGTCCTCGACCAACACGCGAACTTTCTCGCCGCCGTTATCCAACACGTCGGCAAGGGAGTCTCCCTCGGAAACGGTGTCGTTCGGGATCTGTGATGCGAAAGGGATCGCCCCTTTGCTACGAATGTCATTTCCGGACGGTGCATTTGTTCTGTTTCTGGACATCTTTTCCTCCTTTGCGGGTATTATACCCGATTTATAAAATCATTTAAAACATATCGCCCGTCACTGTGAGAGGCGAAGTCTCGATGCGCCACAATGCCCGGCCCAGGACGGCCTTTAGGTTTCATTGTGAGACCCTCGATCTGTCTCTTCTTCTTGTTCAAACCCTTAGTCGGAAACCGGAACGGAATACCAGTGAGTTTGCATATCCATGGCACCAGCAACCGAATCGCTGCCATCTGACGATCAGTAGGCAACACGTACCTGCGATCCTTCTTGTCCGGACACCACGTCCACCAGAGCGCTTTAATAAACTTCGACCAGATAGACTCGTCACGCACATACTTAGGAGCATATGGATTCACAATCTCCACACCGATACTCGTGTCGTTAATCTGGTTGGCATGAACCATCCGATCCAAAACCAAATCTCCGTGGCAACTCAAGTGGCCATCAGGATCCAGGATCAACTGAACTCCGTAGCCCTTCTTGAGCAGCGTACGTTTACACCCCTTGGCCGTATTCCCGCACGTCTCGTGCAAAACAAAGTGGATCAAATCCGCAGATCTCTGCCGATGCTTAAAATGTGGCTCGCCATCATCCTCATAATTGGAAGCTGTCAACCCAGCATCAATAAACCCTTTTGGAAGCGTAACCCGCTCTCCATTCACAATAATAGCATTCGAATACCCATGCTCGTTTGGCTTTCCATACGGAGGTGGATCTAAATCTGGACTCGGCTTTTTCGGTGTCTCCACCGATGTATCATCCTCGCTCTTTTTAATTGCCTTCAGCGTCACAGGCCCGAGCTTTCCGTCCACCTCAAGATTCTTCGACATTTGAAAACAAGCCGTCGCCCAGATAAATGTTTTAGAATCAGAGAGACACCACGGCCACGGGAGATCCTTTAGTTCGTAGAGGCTTCCTAATTTTCCTGCATTGTGATGTATCGCAGATGTGACCTGTTTCTTCGTAAGCATCATCCCACCATCAATCCGGCACGAGACGCACGATCTCGCACACGGCTCTTTTTGATTTTCTTAAACATCCTGTTCATCGATTTCACTTTGCTCGTGCCATCAGCCGTCCATCCAATCGGGTCAAGCGCCGTCCTGAGCCTGTTTACATTCGCATGCTCTGGATCGTCCACGGCACCTCGAAGGGTTACCTCCTGTCGGTACCAGAACCCGAATGAATGCCGAGTCCACTCGATCGTGAATTTGATATTCTCTCCGTTTGCCGGAACCGTTACATAGACCCGAATAAGACCCACATTACGCCTCCTGCGACTCAGCAAATCACCCACCAACATCATCGTGTACTCAGACTGCCCACGAGGACGTGGAGATACCAGCTCCCTCTTGATCCGCCCCATTCTCAGGAGTAGATCGCGCACCATGTCCAACCCCGCCTCGGCGGCTTGCGCCTGGGGTGACTCGGCTGCCGTCTCCGGCTTATTAGGAACTGCACCTGTCATCTTTAGCCTTCAAATTTTTCATTTCTTACCTCCAAGAAGTTCTCCTAGATCTGGCAACCTATCCCTCACAGGGACCTCTTGCTGCTGCTGAATCAGGTCATCCAGTGATTTCTTCTTGCCCTCACGCGGGAGCGCGTGCGCCACAGGTGGTTTCGTAGCGACCGATCCTTCGCCGTCAGACGCACCCACAGGCTCCATAGCGCCCTCTCCGTCCGTGTCGGCGTCTCCGTCGGCAGCTGCAGGAAACAGCTCCTCCGGGGGCAACAGGCCCGCGCTGGAGCCATCCACTCCAACACCAGAGCTTCCACCACCGCCAAACCCCCGCATGGCCTCCATCACGTCCAGGGCTTCGTCCTCGATAGAACCATCCAAGGCGTAGGCTGTGCTTCCGCCGCCAATCATATCCAGCTTCGTCTGGAGCCGGGTCAGCTCGATCAACATCTTCTGATTGATCTCAGCCTGTCGCTTCCGAGCCTCGGTGTTGTCCTCCGCATCCTTCGCAAGAAGGGGATACGCACTCTCGATCGCCGTCAGGGCCTTCTCGTCAGTATCGTCGATAAATCGCTCCCACAGACCAGGCGTACTGGCGAGGGTGATCAGCAAGATCATAACCGGGTGAAACCCAGCCTTCTTCATAGCAGTCACCTTGTCCATAACGCTTGTCCTGTCGTCGCCCATCGATTCCTCCTACGGCATATGAATCGTCCAGACCTTGCCGCTGGACTCATGGCCCACATTTGCTTCCGGATACTTCTTCTGAACCTCGTCCGCGAATCGATCGAACAGCTTCAAGCCGTCCATCTCTGCATCCACGTCGGTGTGAATCGTGATGGACTTGCCCTTCTTCACGACCTTGCCGAACTGATCCCTGCCGATAATCTTGCTGAGCACCCTGGTCAACCAGCTTATCTTGACACCACCACCGAGGACCCCATCGGCAATCTTGATCTTCTTCTCTATCAACTGTCTCATTCGTTTAACTCCTCGTGCCTCACCAGTCGTTCACTATACTTCTGTGGCCTGTTTTCGCGCCCAATTCCTGTCAGAAGAAAACTCCTTAACTACTGGTTTGATTTTCTTGTAAATGTCTTTGCCTGCCATGTCAGAAAGCCAGTTAGACACACCTATGATGCTACCACTGACCGTCTGTTTTCCCGGACTGCCATTTTCAAATTCTACCTCGACATCAACAACCACGTAGGTGTTGCGGCTCTTCTCCAGTTTTCTAATCTGGTTTCTAAGACCCTTATCGAAGTCTTTTGCCGAAAACACCTCAGCCAGACATCTTGATTTTAAACGCTCTATTAAAAGTCTCATCCGTTTAGCTCCTTTGGCTTGTCATCGTCATCCATCTCAGACGTGTCATCCCAGTCAGGACCATCGTCATCGTCGTCGTCATGCACATGAGACTGCCCGTTGCCGTTTCTAGCCCCAAGAGCGCCACTCACAGCCGCTGCAACGTCCGCGCCCCTACCCACAGCCCTCTCGGCTGCCTTAGCGGCACCCTGAGCCCCGTGATCACTGATGCCTTGACCAAGAATATACGTCGCCAGAATACCAAGCGCAGAGTACATAGCCTGATCACTCACAATCTTACCCAGCACATCGTTTACGATCATTCCAATCGCAGCCAATACACCCACTATCAATTTCTTCGATTTCAGACTATTAAAATCCATGTCAATCTCCTACTTTTTAAAGTGTTTTATAATCCTCGACGCCGCACTCTTTGCACTCAAGCCAGTAGAGTATCGAGGAGCACCTTTACCAGCCAAAGAAACCACCCACCCATCATCGTCTATCCCGACCCTGATCACGGGCTTGTCTCTCCATCCCTCATACGTCAACATCCAGGCTGGATCATCCTGGCCAGGTCGATCTATCCGCTTGAATACAATCTCGTAATCAGGGAGTTTATTGTCAACCATACTCTTGATTGTATTAATTTCACGGACATGTTTGGGCACATCCACCAGGCGACGCATCTTTTGTTCAATTAGTTTCCTCATAACACAACTCCTTCTCCAGCACTCATCACGACACCACAGCCCACTGAAGCCCGCGCTGCTTCGCTATTCGTTCTGCCGATTCAATCGCATCTTCCTTGTCATCAAAAGACGCCAACTTTTCCCAGTTTCCACTTGCGAGAGGACCAATAATGACATCCCAAACCCCATCGATCAACTCGACTTCAATACGCTGCACTATCGCAGCATCGCTCAAAACAGCTCGCAATTTTCGAATTGCTGAACTCTCAATATTTTTGATAATTGCTTCGGATCGCCGGAGAAGCTTCGGATCTGCCGTTTTTTTAAACCTCTCGATGTTGCCAACAAGCGTATCAAGAGAATCTTTGATGTCACGAATCTCGTTCCTCACTTGCCTCAGAATCGAATTTCCAAGCCCTGTCTTTTCCAACTTGCGTTTCTTTGATTCTATGATATCACGCACAATAAATCCTCCCGCGAACTTGAGTTCGCTCAGTCGTAAACACCAAGACGATCTCCCCATGAAGGAGTCCCTCTGAACAATATCTCATTCGCTACATCCTGTGGGGAATCGCTGAATATCTTCATTCCGCTTAGACCACTCGGAGCCTTGACAGCTCCTGACTTCTTGTCGTCTCCACGATTAGCCTTCACCGTCAGCGACGGGCTGAGTTTATGTTCCATATTGATATAGATAGCAAATTCACCACCCGCGTACGGGAGCGATGTGTCACCCTCGAACTTGACCCACAGTGATGCTCCTTGAACCTTCGCGCCGTACGTGGAGTACCCGCGCTCAGTGAGATGCTCGACCAGGATGAACCCGACCATCTGCAGAAATTCAGAAACGACCCCCTGCCATCCCTGTTGAAACTTTGCGCGCCTGTTGGTCGAGAAATCCGATCCCTCATCAATATTTTTCCTAAAGGCATCCTCACCCAGCACCTTCTCCGGCCTCACACCAGCGTACTCCAAGACCTCCGTCAGAATTTGATTCTTGCTCTTTATCCGCATATCAAACTCCTTTCTTGACGTCCTGCTCGTACCCCTTCACCAGCGAGCGCATTCCACCCTCGCCATACTCTCCGTCAACCAGAAACTGCATCTTCTCCTGGAAGTGCGGAATGTCGCCCATAAAATCTACCGGCGGGATCTTTGCAAGCTCCTTGAGTGCCGAATCAATAAAATCTACGGCCTTCTTGAACGCAACAGCGCGCTTCTTTAAGTTCGCCTTGGTCTTCGGAGCTAGTTCCTTCCTAGTCCGAGGATACTTGTAAGCAGCAGCCTCTTCAATATCACTCTTCTCTCCGAGCGATTCACCCTTGTGTGCGCTACGCACCCGCAAAGAAAGCCCCCCTTTGTAATCGTCGAGCATGCCACGCAACTTGCGAAAACCTGCTTTCTCAATTGAGTCAAGCGCCATGCCAGCTCTAGTAATCGTCGTCTTGTCAATCTTGGAATCGAGTTTCTTAACATATCCGACGAACATATCGAGAAAAGACTTGATATCCTTTACCTCATCCTTGGCAGCCATGTACACACCACGAGGCTCCCCCTCGGCAATATCATCCTCTCCGAGCACCTTCTTTGGATCGATTCCCGCGTTCCCAATCATCTCGGACAGTAATTGTTTTTTCGTTTTCGTGATCATGATCCTACTCCCAACCGTAGTCGTCTTTGCAGACCTTGAATGCCTTCTCAAACGCCTTCTTAGCGGTTGGCCCAGAACCGTGCGCGACAACCCTGTTGGCATGTTTGTCAGAGCTTTCTCTGACGCCGAACTCGTATTTCTCCGGCTGTCCGTATCCGCCCATGTGGAAGATACGAATCTCCCCCTGGCTCTTGCGTTTCTCTTCGTCTAGACCATCCGCGTCCTCATCCTCGTCCTCTCCAAGCACACTCTTGGCCGCCGTGGTCAAAGCATCAGACACCGCCGACAGATACTTCTTAGCCGTGTCGTCGTCCTTCGCGGCGACGGCAAGACCCTTAAGAAGCTGGACCATCTTGAACTGCGCGTCGGCGTCTTTGTAGTCCGTGTCACGCAGGGCCTTGATGATACCCTCCGTCTTGTTTTCCTCGTCGAGCAACTGACAAAGCATCTCCAAGGATGCCGCCGCATCTGTCACAACAGCCTCAGACTCGTCCAGATGTTTACCATCGATAATATTACCCAGATCTTCGATTATTTTCTTTTTCATGATAATCTCCTAAAGGGGCGACAAGAGAGTCAACTCCGTCACTGCCCATGGTTGAATTTCCAGTTCCGCAATACTAACTTCTCCGCCGCGAGCATCAAAATCCGTACCGGCCTTATAGCGCGTCGGAATGCAATCCCATAACAACCACGCCTTGCCTGGCCAGAATGCCGCAGCTTCCCAAGCACCAACGCCAATTTCATCGTCCGTATGACCAATGCTTGTGAAATGGATCAGCAGAAGATTCCGGTTCGTCATGTCGAACCCACGAATCGCTCGCAACATCCACTGCCACATCGTATCGTCGTATCCGAGAACTCCTCGGGAGAGAGTAATCGGTGCAACAGCGCCACCAGAATACGCATGGCGCTTGTACATTGAATTGAGTTGCTTGATCTCGTCTACGTCTGCTGTGTACTCAGGCGTAGTAATCGCGCTGAACCCGAGGATGGGCGCTCCGAGAACGAGGTAAGGAAACGTCGCACTCGGAACCACGTCCAGAAGCCAAAAACGATGGTTCTGCATGAAGTCTGCAAGACGATTCCGAGCCATTCAACGCTCTCCTCCCTCAGACTAAGCGGGCTTCGGGAGCACGTCAAACGACTCCATTGCGAAATCAACCTCTGCCAGCGACACCTCTCCAGACATCGAATCAAAATCCCCTGCTGGCTTCGCACGGGTCGGGACACAGTTGCTACACTCGATCCGTCGGAACGAATCTGACGGATCGCCCTGCGTTGCGGCTCCCATCTCTGTCCGCTGGTAATGGTAGATTGTTACATCACACCGGTACTCGTCCCCATCGACCGAATCTCGGACCCAGTCGTAAAACGTAGTGTCAGACTTAGCCACGCCTCGCATCAGCGTGCAGTCTGAAACGGTCGGCGGTCCTGGGTACTTCTGCGTCCACTGGAAAGTACCCTCTCGGTACTCAACCGGCTCGACGCTAAGCTCTGGGATCGTCACACTCTGAAACCCAGCCTGACCGCCACCACTGAACTCGCCGGGACGGTTAAACTCCAGGGGATTGGCAGGTGCGCCTGCGCGATTCGCAACCACATGGAACCGGAATCCCTGCATCAGATCATCGACTGCTGCTCGTGCCATTTTTTCTCTCCTTCAGCCCTACGACCGCTGCATGGTCGGAGGGAGATTTTCTCTTCCAATTATTCCTGTCTGGCTCGCTGTGGGTTGACCCCATCCTTGGCGAAGACAGAACATAACTCGTCCAACGGAACCCCAGTCATAAGTCGCCAGGGCATTCACCGCATTAAAATCTGCTGGAGTAGTCAACGTAATACTGACCGCCCCAGTCGCATAATCAATCGTCCCCGATCCACCACCACCACCAGCACCGACAAGAACACCGTCGGATGCCGGATCGGTAAACGTAACAGACCCTGCAACGATTGACACCGTTCCAGGAACCACATTGCCGTTAACCAACTGAAGAGCATATGTCGGAGTAACCCCGTCTCCTGTTACTCCGGTATTCTCTCCAGAAACTGCTGTATCGTCCATCGCCTGGCTGGCCTTCACACGGACTTTAAAGGACGGAGGAACCAGGAAGCCACCATTTGTCTGCATGTAGCTTCCACTCGCCGCCCCTGTCTCCGTGTGAATAAGATACTCGATCCCATCGTCGTCTACGATGTAGATCGAGACGTCAGGTGCCGACGCACAAACCATGTCCCAGAATACCTGCTCAACGCGCATCCCAACAACATCCGGAGAATCCAATTCACCGCCCACTGTTCCAAGAAGCCTCTTTTGGACACGACCACGGAATAAAGCCTCTTCCGTCGGGGTGCCATCAGGAGCAATCCCAGTGAACTGCCCAGGACCTAAAACCTCCTGAATAACCATTGTCGGTATGACTTGCGTTGTCATTAATTCACCTGCTTCTCAAGTTCCTCTTGAAGCCTAGCAACCGTTAACTGAGCGCTTTTTGTTGAAACCGAAACACAATAAACTCAGCGGGCTTATTGGGTGCGATTCCAATATCGCAGAAGACAAGCCCCTGATCCACAGTGTTCTGTGGGTTGTTGGTGCGGTCGCAAATGATAAAGAATGCGTCCTCCGGGCTAGTTCCAGCAAAATAACCAGCCTGGTACAAACCAAGCAAGAAACTCGTCAATTGAGTCCGGATAGCAGCCCACAGTGGAGGACCATTGTTTTTGAAAACGTGGCTATGCGTCGCGTTGAAGACAGACTTCTCGACGAACATAAACAGTCTTCGCATTTGGATGTAAGGCCACTCGCCACCAGCAATATCCAAAGAACGAGCACCCCATACACAACGTCCAGTGTGTGGCCATTGAACCAGTGCGTTAATCTTCTCTGGGTAGATCGTCCCGACCTGTGTCGGTGTAAGATCCAACTCCAGGCCAACGCTCCAGTCGATTCGTCCGTCCTCAGTACCAGCCGGGGCTTTACCCACGTTTTTGCTAACGTCAGTCCGGGCGTAAACACCCGCAACGTGCCCACCACATGGAATATCAGTCGCCACCTCCGTCACCGGATCGATGATCTTGATGTGCGGATAGTAAAGAGCAGCATAAGATGTGTATTTCTGAAGTTGGAATTTCTTCCAATTGACCGCCTCCTGCGGAGTCAGACCAGAAGGAACAGTCAGAATCACAAACTTGTCTTTTGTCAGTTCGGCGTAGGTGATCAGCGCATCGGCAACCACTGTATCAGTCTGGAAGTCGGATGCAACCAACTGCATCAGTTCATCCACCTTGCCAAATGCCCACAGACCCCGCTGGTCGGCAGCCAGAGAGGCTCCAATCACATCACCCGAGGTAATGGACGATCCATCGGATCCGCCCGTCATCTGACCCAGCACGCCGTCGTTAGGGGGCACCAAGGCAGTAGCCTGTGTGTAATAAGTTGCAGTCTGAGCAGTCGCACCACCAGGGCCAGACGCCGGGGCTCCGTCAATTGCCCAGGTCAGCGTAAACTCGCCTGTGTCGTAGTCCACTTCATTGGTGCCATTTGCGTCCAGACTGAACTTCTGCGGATATCCAGTAGCCTGCGTACTGTTCAGTGAGAGATTTCCGTCGCCGTCATCCACGATCGATACTGCCTCTGCATAATCAAACGCCATATAGATGACCGCTCCTGCCACGAAATCAGGAGTCCCTGTACAGGCTGCGAGATTCAAAACGTCATCGGTCGGACCCACGAGGTCAGCTATCTGGCCAGTGGTATAATCGATAGTTCCGATTTGAACAGCCGGACCAGCCCCGTCTGGGTGCATCAGCTTGCCAGTTCCATCGTCTGTAACAACCTGCAGGCCGTTCACCGAGTCAATAAGGTAAATACTGACGCTGCTCGGAGTAATAGCCGCCGGAGTCGTCGTGCTACCAGGAGACACTATCGGAGCAATGGCAGCCGCCGGATTCGGACCTGTTCCAATCTGGAGAGCTGGCCGAATTTCATACGTGTCCGCCGCAGTCCAGGTGTTCGCTGTGCCACCGAGCAACGTTCCCACGACTGTCGTCGCAGTATTGTCGGTAATCAATGCCCGGCTGCCGTCTGTGGTGTTGTAGATGACCATTCCGATCAGAGCGTCTTCAACAAAACCAGCCCCAGTGTCGGTCATGAATGCAGCACCAGCCGAGGTAGTGTCCGCGCCACTCGCGTACAGTGTCCCCTCAGCGAAAGTGAAACTTGCCGCGAATGTCGTTGGGAAGCACGAATTTGCCAACTCGTAACTCCACCCCTTCCAGAGACCATCGTAGGCGTCTGGCGTGGCTACAGAAGATCCATCCGAATGAACCATTGTTGCCGAGAAGTCCTCAGCAGAAACCGAAGTCCCGGCCAGGGCTGGAGGGTCCATCTCATTGCCGTACTCGACGACTTCTATGAAATCAGATCCTCCAAAGTCCGCGTTCATGACCGTTGCCACGTAGCTCTTATGACTTGAATCATTGAAAACGAGGTCGGTAAATTGCTCAATTCCTACCCAGGACGGAACGCCGGTCTCACCAGCGTCCGTGTCTTCCTCGATCAAAACCGTGAACCGTGTGTACCTGGCCTCTGCGTCCACGAGATAGTCGCTCGCGCCGGGAGTAATCCGAACTCGGTAGTAATTACCCGAGTCGCCAGGCCATTTCATCCGAAACTGGAAAATAGAATAATCGTAGATCGACTCGATGTCGTCGGCCCCGCCAGCATAGTCAGCTGGGTTCGCCAGCGTGATCGTGACCTCGCCAGTGTTGTAGTCGACAAATCCCGTTCCACCAGCTCCCGTTCCACCTGTTGCCGAGAGCACTCCGTCACCAGCTGCATCAGTGAAAATGTTATTGGTAGCTCCAGTAAACTCAAGGCTTACGGTTCCAGGAATCACCGGTGGGTTCGTTAACTGCAGGGCATACATGCCGCTGGCTTCCACCGTGTTTCCAAGGTCGTCCGGGCTGCTACTCGGGATCGAGTAAGCATAGTTCCAGAGGCCATCCTCTGCGTCTGACGCTGCAACTCGTACAACATACAAACGCTGCCCCCCGTTCTGAAAGAATGCAAACGCCATAGTCGGCGTCAGACCCTTTGAAGTGAACGTTCCGAATTTAGATGCGAACTCTGGATAGCTCGTCACCAGGATCGGATCATCGACAGGTCCCTTTTCAGTGAATCCGATCAGCCCAAGATTGGACGTCGAAACGCCAGCGATCGGGCCAGGGCCACCAGGAATCTCTTTAATGTACACACCGGGATACGTGTATTCTGACATTGTTCGTCTCCGTGTTGTCGAGCCGCCTTACTTTTTCTTGCGGCGTTTTTTCTTGTTTGATTTAAACGCACCATCGCCCTTGCTATTATCATCAGGGCTTCCGTCAACAATCGGCAACACGTCAACAACGTCAGCACTAGAACTTAGATCACTGGACTCGTCAACCGAGCCCTGTGCTGAAACCTTATCGGACTTATCGGGAGTCTCTTCGGCAGTATTCTGCTCATCTATCTGATCTTTATTGGCAGCAACCACCTCACCATCTGTCATCTCTGGCTGGCCCTTCGGCTTTCTCGGAGCCTGCGTCTTGTCAGTCGTCACACCCTTCTCTGCAATCTTTTGAGCCATCGCAGACTTGGGAGTCACAGCCTTTATATCCTCGGGCGTAACAGGCTTGAGAGTCGCAACCATCGATGCGCCAGGTTGCTTACCAGTACGTCGAAGAAGCCCCTTATTCTTGAGCGCCTGAACTTCACGGAGGTTTGGCTCTAAAATTTCGACCCGAGAATGGGGACGGACCGCAATGGAAACCCCCTTCTTCACCGGCACTGTTTTAGCGACATTTCCTGAGTAATAAAACCACGGCATAATGCCTCCTCACCTCACAACGAGGCCATCATTGACCTCTTGGATTTGACTTGGGGTATATCGAGCATAGGTCACATGCGGTTCAATCATTGCAGGGAAAACACGATCATCGTGAAGGTCAATCTCTGCTCTCACTGTGAATGACACTGTATATCCCACTGTTCTCTCCGCAATATCTGCCAGCTCCGAGGTATTGGAAATCGAAACCTCTCCTGCATCATATTCTCGCACATCACCCTTGCTGTCAACCACTTTGAAAATGAACCATGGCGGAATAAATCTTCGAAGGACGTAGTGCAGCATCAAAATGGCTTCCTGCTTGCGCCGCGCCATCACCATGCAATCATACGTTATGTCAAATTGCGTGGCCCTCCACTGATTATCATATTTTGTGTATCCAACAGTACCGTCCGGCAACTCCACCTTCTGGGCATCCTTGGATGGAGCCCTCGCCACCCAGGTATACCAGGGATGACGATCGAAAGCCGGAGTCAGATCGTTCTGACGAAACTGAAAACACGGGAGCATGAACGGTTGGTACACGTCCTCTGGATCCTGAAACTGACAAGGAACTTTATTGTTAATATCCGAGAATCCAGAATTTAAATGCGGAACATCGCAAGCGTAAATAGAACGAGTCTCACCATCCACATCGTAATGTTCAATATCGGCTTCGAGGGTCTTCATACAACCCTCGTCCCAATCGCGCAGATTAAGTGTTCCAATTACGGACATTAACCACCATCTGCGAACTCAAGTTCGTAGCTACTCTTCGTCGTCAGTGGAAACGTCACTATCTCCACTTTCTTCACCCTCGCCACCTTGAGTTTCGCTCTCGCCCTCTCCATCATCACAGCCTTCGCATCCGCCGATCTCAATATCGCCGTCTTCCGCAGCCTTGTTAATAACGTCAAGCGCGTCATCAATTGTTGCATCCCTTCGATCAAGAGCGCGTTTCATCAACTCGTTCTCGACCCCCTGTAGCGTTCCCTTTAAATCTACTAGTTTTTCATCTGGCATCGTAATCCACCTTCAACTACCCCTTTGGGGAAAATGGAGCGAGAGTTTCTGCAAACCGCGCCCCTTTGTTCAACTCAGTTGCTGTAACACTCTCAACATTGTTTGGCAAATCAAACACACTCTCGCGCCCAGTTATCATGTATTTCAAATATCGCTTCATTAAATCTGGCATCGCACTTTTGATCTCCCGCAGAGCCGGTCTCCAATGAGCCACGGATTGTTCTCCGTCATAACCAAACTCTGAACGAAGAATATTGTACCCCACATCTTCATGAACTACAACACCCACTGCACCAGGAGTCTTGTCAATGCTCACCCCGCTCACACCAGAACGACGCAAGTCGCTCTCAATCTGTCCACGGTTTACATAAATTCGATCGGAGAGAGCCTTTAGCTCGTCCTCACGGGCGTTTCGTGAAATAACCCGAGCATGGATGCGCTCCACAGGAACAGGGACCATGTGAGCGGGCCAGGGGCCGTACAACATCAGCGTGTTTACCCACTTCGGCGATTGATCCGTTGCCTGAAAATAAAGAGCCTTCCCGTCCATGTCGCCTTTTTCAAGGACGACAGTCTTGTTGTCGAAGAAGATCGCCACGGCGTCCATGTCGCCCTCGGTTCCAGAAAGAAGCCCGATCCGAAGATGCTCAGCATATGGAAACTGCTTGCTACCCATTTTTATATCAGGTGCTCTCCGTGCCACCACATTGCGTACAAATGACGCCATAGACAGCAAAAACAAAATGCGTCCGCGTTCGATCCTTTTTGGAACTTTTCGGGTGAGAGTGTTCATCGTATCGACAAACTCGTGCATCCCATAGATCCCCGGGACCGTAGATTCAACTGCCATCTTAGGCTTCTTGTACCGGTACCGCTTCGGCAAACTTGCCTCCTACTGAAAAAGCTGTGTCACTTTGAAAGTCGTTGTATTCCCATGTCCGGCCCAACCAGGAATCTCTATATACGCCTGCAACCGGTATTCGCCCACTTGGTCAAAGTCGTTAATATCCACATAGTATCGAATCTTCGTTGTGTCATACACACTGCCGATCCATCGAACCTGCGTCCCGTCCGGCTTCGTAACATCAAGCGCCACGAGCGTGGCCTGCGTAATGTCGCTACAGACATCCACAATAATCGCGGTCCCCACATCTCCGACGTAGTAAATATCAGGCCCACTGCACGAATTATTACAAGTCATTGCATCACCTCCAAATCGATCTTCGAGACGACTGTTGCCGCCATGGAAATCTTAGACACAACGGAAACCTCATCATCAAACATAGACGTCATTACAAGATCCATATCCACCCGGGAGGTCCTTTCAATATCGCTGGTCAAAGCCGATATCTTCGATATTAAACACAGTCTGTCTTCTTCCATTTCGACACCCTCAATAAGTTCTTTGTGACCCTCGAAACGAGCCGCATCACCTCGCGAAACTGCTCTACCAATTTACTAACGCCGTACCCTCGCGTAATAATCAGATGATCCTTCCCAAACCCCCTGGTAACAATCCTATGCATGCTACGGCTCCCTCCGCTCAAACACGTTCTCATCGGACGGAAGCCCAGACTGATCGTACAAATTAAAGACCAGCAGCGGTGTCACGCCATCATCGTCGTAAAAGGTCATCTGATTACTCTCTATCTTCCAACGCCCCGTCTCAACTTTCTTGACTATCTCCAGGTCAGACTGCACCAGCAACAACGTCGACTGCTTGGCGATATCTGTCAATTCACGCACGATTACATCTTCAGGAAGTCTTGCTGTCACACCATCAACATCTACTACGGCGTACTCCGCGACGTAATTCTCCACTGGAAGCGATGCAGGAGCCCAATCGTATCGCCACTTATTTCCTCCCACATTGACCAGCGCGACAGGTGCAAGAACCTCCGTCTCAGATCCTCCGTCTATATAGTAGACCCTCACGGTTCCGCTGGTCATATCCAGCTTCTCAGAACCATCTGGATTTACCGCGTAAAGAATCAGCGGAACTTCGGTCGAATCTGGTTCGAAAAGAATCATGCCAGTTCTAAGCCTTCATGGTGTTATTATTCAACATCAGGATCGTCGTAGATTTCCGCAAAATATCTGCCTCTAGCCAGCTTGCCGGGATTCCCGTCTTCATCTTTGTAAGGTACATTGTTCGCTATTCTTACAACCATTTTGTTCAACTTTGGATTACCTAACAAGTCCACTCCAGCACTGGTCCAAAGAGCAGGAGGATCTGCGAATGCAATATTGTACTGCATATATGGACCCACTGATGCCGCCTTGTAATCGATCCGTTGCTTTGCGTGTGATCTGGAAATCCAATCACTCATCGTCACGTAAGACCTAGACACCACCGGGTTGGGGTTTCCAGTCATGAAAAACTCAATAACGAGTTCCCCTCCATCGTGTATTTTTATCAACTCAGCAAAGTCCAGTTGGATTTCGTTCAATCGCACTACTTTATCGTGATAAGGACTGCTCTCATTCGTGGGATCTAATGTCCACCTACTGTCGTCTGTGGCTGGCCAACCCTCCGTGTTTGAAAAATCGTGCATACCTATCGTGTCGAATTTGCATTCCACTGGCAACCCATTCTCTTGTGTTCCTATTCCCATGACTTAGCCTCCCAATCAAACTCGATTGTAGTTAATCCATTTATCAATGACGCATTCTTCGAATTGCTCGAAGTTCCTACGGCAGTGACCCTGAAGTCGAAATTTCGTTCTGTTACTTGTACCAGTTCAAACTTTGCCACACCGTCGAACCGGACATTTGAAACTGAGATTTTAGGTTCTCCCTTGAACCTAACATCAAACCTTACACGACGCCTGTGTTTCTCCCACCTAGAACCTCTCCTGCCAATCAGTTCAAAAAATTCACTGCCTGTATCTAGTTGGAAATCGACTACGCCCAAACATTGCGAAACTAAAGCGTC